AGCGCGCACGCGGCTACGATGGCCGTCAGGATGATCGCCGCGATGCCGCTGGTGACGAGGAACGCTTCAAACTTCTCGCGCGCCGTGTTCGGTCGGTAGTCCATTAGGTCAACTCCACATGCGGAAGATCAGCGAGGCGTGCCCACGACCCGCCCCAGGTGAGGCCATGCGCTTCCGCCGCGGCCCCGTAGGCTTTCCACGGCAGGTGTGCGTCCCATGACGGCTTGCCGTTGATGACAAAGCAGCAATCGACGGCGTGCCCGAGCTTGTCGATGTGCGGTTGGTGGTTGCTTCGCTTCTCTGTGCCGTCGCAGTTGGTCACGACAGGCCCTGGTATCGTGCGGCCCTGCGCATACAGCGCCCGCTGCTGCTCTACCGTCCGCAGGCCGTCCGTCACCATCATCGGGAAGCCCAACGCGTCCATCGCGGCCAGCACCTGCGCCAGCTTTTCCACGAGCTGCGGATGCACGCCGAGCAACTTCTGGCGGTCACGGTCGGTCATTTCGAGAGCCACGACAGCAGCCACGCGATCGCGGCGACCCCGCCCGAGATCGTCGAGGCGTTGAACGTGATCGAGTCCACCTTCGGCTCGATCTTGTCGAGTCGGCTTTCCGCGGCATCCACGCGCACCGTCAACGCGCCAAGCGGCAGCACCGTCGCTTGTAGCGCGATCACGGCGTGCTCAATCCGCTCGAGCGAGCGCGCCATCTCGCCAAGGGTGACATCCTGCTGTTCGGTCATCGGCCCGCCTCCGCGCGGATCGGTGGTTCGTGTCTATGGTCGAGATCGACTAGACTCTGCCGCGCAGGTCGGGACGATCTCCGTAATCGTGTCGGTCTGTCGGGGCCGGTTTTCTCTGCCAAGGGTGGCCGGTCCCGCTTCCGTCGTTGTCTCTGCGCTAGGGGGTCGGGTACTGCACGATCACGATCCCCGAACCACCAGCCCCGCCCACCGCTCCGAAGCGCGCGCCACCACCACCGCCGCCGCGGTTCGCGGTGCCGGCCGTGCCAGCGCCGGTCCCGCTCCGTCCCGCCCCGCCGCCGTCCGTGCCGCTGCCGCCAGTAGGATTGCCGCCGCCGCCGCCGCCGCCGCCGTAGCGCGTCGAGTTGGGCGTCCACAGGCGGCCGGAACCACCGGCCCCGCCGACTCCGCTGCTGGCCGACGAGCCGTTGCCGTCAGCGCCGCCGCCGCCGCCTCCGGCGTTGGTCGTGCCCGAGCCGCCGTTCGAGACGGTGCCGGTGCCGCCGTCGCCGCCGGTGGCAAGGCCGCTGCCGCCGCCGCCTACCGTGCCGCTGACGCCATCACGGCCGTCGCCGCCAGCCGCGCCGCCCGACCCGCCTGCGGCCGTAACTCCGTAGAAGCTGCTGCTCGCGCCAGTGCCGCCGTCGCCGGTAGCCGACTTGAGGCCTGCCGCGCCTCCCGTGCCGACCGTCGCGGTGTAGGTGCCGGGGATGACCACGACGGACCCGATCTTGACCTCGCCGCCGCCGCCGCCGCCGCCAGCCCCGGCCACGTCGTCGCCGCCACCGCCGCCGCCGCCGCCAACCAGCAGGTACTCGACCGAGGTGGCCTTGCCCTGCGTGACGACGAAGCTGCCGGTGCTCGTGAAGGTGTGCCGCGTGTAGCCGTTGGCCGTCGTGATGGTGCCGCCCGTCGCGGTGAACACGTCGTTGACAACGTCCACCTCGAACTCGACCTGCCCCCACACGCCGCTGTTGTTCGTGGAGGCAGCCCAGAAGCCGCTGCTGAGGAACAGGCTGATCGTGGACTGCAAGGCACCGACGAAGGCGTAGCCGACGCCGTACGTGCCATTGTCCTGCACGCGGATCGGCGTCACCACGGTGCGCGTGGACCGGCGGCCCTGCGGGATGGTCAGCAGCAGCGCCGACGGCGTGAACCCGCCCTGACTGAGCACCGAGGTGCCGGAGATCACGAACGCTACCTGCATCGTCTTGCCGATGTAGCGGTAGGCGAGCGTCGTCACGTCGCCACTGTCCACAGTCCACGCCTGCGAGCCACCGGCCGTGAACGCCTCGAAGTTGCCGAGGTTGTAGGAAACGTCAGACCACGCCGCCATCAGCTCACCTCCAGCAGCATCTGTCCGAAGACGCCGGTCGTGTTCGCCGCTGCCGCCCAGTTGCCGGTATTGATCAGCCGACACCGGATGACCGTCTCGCCGGAGACGGCGGTGGCCCACCCGATTGTTCGCGTGCCGTTGTTGTTGATGTAGATCGCCACGGCCACCGTCATCGAGCAGGTCTTGCCCGCAGGAATCTTGATACAGAGGTCGGTGTTCGGCGTGCCGCCCACCGACGACGACGAGATGTGGAACGCCACGCGCATCGTCGTGTCAACGAGCTGGTAGCGCAGCGTCTCGCGGTCGGCCGAGTCCACCGTCCACGTCATCGCGCCGTTCGCCGTGAAGTCGCCCGACGCGTAGGTCGGGGTCTGCCATGCCGCCACTAGGTCACCTCGAACGTGATGAGTCCTTCGACGAGCGTGGCGTTTGTGGCCGCCGCCCAGTTCGAGAGGTCAGGCAGGAGTATCTCCAGCTTCGTCGGCACCGCCGCAGCCGCCTGCACGAAGCCGAACTTCACGGTGCTGTTATCGAGGATGTAGACGGGCGCGGTCATCTTGTTCGCAATGGACCGGTTGCCCGGCACCTTGATCTGGAGTTTCGTGCTCGGCGTTCCGCCGACGGTCGTGTTCGTGATGGTGAAGGCCACCGTCATCGCGTTGCCGTCGATCCGGTACGCCAACGTCTGTACGTCGGCAGCGCCGACCGTCCACGTCATCAAATTACTGCCGGTGAAGTCGCCAGCGTCGTACGCAACCGCCGTCCACGTCGCCAGCGCGTCGGTGTCCATAACCCACTCCACGAACATGTTGCCGCCGGGGCGGCAGTCCAAACGCACGCCCTGAATCGAGAACTCGGCACCCGACAGCCCCGTCTGCGTCTCGGTGATGGCGACGCGGTCCCCGGTGTTGCGGAGGCGTCCGTGCTGCATCAGCGCCACCGAGCGATTAGCGAGAAAGCGCACCGTCTGCACGCGCGGCACGTTCGGATTGGCGTACTCATGCGCGTAGTAGTCGGCCCGCGCCTGTGCGAAGGCGGTGTTGCTCTCGTAGGGCATCTCGAACGCCAGCGACCGGATCGCCGTGCTGTCGTAGGCGTTCGTGGCCGTGACCGTGGAGGCCCGCCGACCGAGACCCACGCCGCGGAGTTGGAGCTTCGTCAGGTAGCCCGCCGTTGTGCCGGTGTTCGTGATCGTCCAGTAGACGCCGTTGCCCTTCGCGCTCGCCGTGGCCGTGAAGTGCGCCGTCAGGTCGGTGCCGGACCCGTCGAGCGCCGTGTTCGCGGTGTAGTCGGTCGTGGACGCGACCGCCGTGAAGCTGGTACCGCCCACCCGTTCGAGGTGGTTGTTCGCGTCGGTGTAGGGACCGAACAGGGTGAAGGTTTCCCCGGACGCGATGAGCCGCTCCATCGTGCCGAGGCTGTACAGCACGACCGGGCTACCCGTCGACCCGAGCGGCGAGACGGGGTAGGCCGTCACCGAGACACGCGTCGGCAAGTCGTCGATCACGCTCGGCATGACCAGGCTAACCATGTCGTCGTCGAGCTGGACCGGCGTCGCCGGCAGCAGGGACCGGCTGTTGCGGCTCTGCACCCGCACGGACGCCGTCGCCGGCTCCATGAAGCAGTAGCCCTGTTCGGACATCAGGATGCGGTGCAGCTCCTGCCGCACGGTCATCGCCTCGTCCTGAATGGAGTCGAAGGCGTAGGCGAACGTCGAGTCTCCGGTATCGGCGCTGAGCGTGTAGAGGCCACCGTAGCCGGGATCAGTGCTCGAGAGGAGCGTTGTCACGAGCTGGTCGGCGCGCTTATTCGTCTGCACGTCCAGCCCGCCGACGATCGGCATGTGCTCGAACGCGAAGAACGCATCGTGCGCGACGCAGCGCGTGCCGCGGCCCGCATACTGCCCCGGCTCCACCTCAATGTCGGTCAGGCGTCCCACGAACTGCACCGTGGACCCGCCGCTATCCGTCAGCGTGAACCGGACCGGGATGGAGTAGCCAAACCCGCTGCGCTTGTTCGTGTGGAACAACGAGTAGTAGCCGGCGAGGCCCGCACTGTTGCTCGCACTGTTATTGAGCGTGAAACTGCACGATCCCGGTTCCGCCACCCGCGCCGTTGGCCCACGGCTGAAGATGCCGCGCTCCACCGTGACGGGGTCGCGTGCCCACACATCGGCGGACACGTCCGTCCAGGTGCCCGCCGTGAATTGCATCTCGATGGTGTAGGTGTAGTACGCGCTCATGCGGTCGCCCGCGCCGTCACCACCGCCCGCGCAATGTCCCGCGCGAACATGGACCGCATGTACGTGTTCGAGTCAGCCTGCTGCTGCCGCAGCGCGGCGAGTTCCGCTTTGAGTCCCGCGAAGTCCACGACCGTGCTCGACCGCGACGAGAGCGATCGGTTCGCGCCGGAGAACGCAAACTCCTCGCGGCCCGCTTCGCCCGCGAGAAACAGTGTCGGCGTGGTCACCACCCCAACGCCGCCGTCCGCCATTGGGATCGGCGGCGGGATGGCGCCCGGATAGACCAAATTCACCGGCACAGTGACCGGATTCAGTTGCATCTTGCCGAGGGCGTCGACGATCGCATCGGCCATCCTCTGCCCGGTCTCGTCGGCGAGACGGGCGTACGCATCAGCCTTGCGCTGGATCTCGTCGTCGAGCACGGCGAGCTGCCCGCGCTGCTGCGCCTCGATGACGCCCATCACTTCTTCGGGAGACTCCGCCGCGATGCTCTGCACCAGCGCGTTGCGCTTGTCGATCAACCCCTTCAGGTCGGCTTCCGCCGACTGCATCGCCTTGGAACTTGCGATCACCGCGCCGTCGGCGGCCTTGTGGGCGTCTAACCACGCGCGGGCGGCTTCGCCTGCGGTACCTTCCAGCTTTGAGAGGGCTTCCTGATAGTTTCGGTACGCGGCTTCAACCTGTGCCTGCGTGTACTGGCCGGATGCCAGCATGTCCTTGTAGGCCGCGTTCGCGATGTCGGCCGCGTGCCGCAGTTGGTCTTGCGACTTGAAGCCCTGCGCGCTGATGGCGTCCGCGATCTCGCTCTGTCGCTTCAGTTCTTCCGCGATCGCCGCAACGGCCGCCCGTGTCGCTTCCGCGCCCAGCTTCTCGGCCTCCCACATGGCCATGATCGCCCGCTGGGCGTCTTCCGCCGTTTTCCCGTTGGCGCGGTAGGCGTCGCCAACGCGGTTGATCATCTCTTCGACGGAGCCGAACTGCTTCTCGAAGTCGGCGACGACGGCGCGGCCTTCGAGTTCTTGCGCCGATGGCCCGCCGATGCTCTTCAGGACACTGAACAGCTTCCCCATGATCGGCCCTACCAGCGAGCCGAGCGCCTGACCAATGCCAGGCAGGGCCAACCCGAACGAGTCGCCAAAGACGCCCGCGAGCTTGTTGCCGATCCCGTTCATCGGACCGCCAGCGGCGAACAGCTTGCTCCCGAGCGCGGCGCCAACCTGTGACGTGATGGCCTGCCCGAAACCCTTGAGGCCGGCGCCGCCCGTGAACGCCTGCTGGAGCGTCCCAGGCAGCCCCTGCACGATGCTGTTCAGCATCCCGCCGAGACTGTTGCGCGCCTGCGCCTTCAACTGCTCAAGCGACGCCTGCGCGTCCTTCGTGTCGAGCTGTACGCCAATATTCCAGACACCCGCGACGCCACCCTGATTGATGGCAGCAATCTTGTCGAGCTGCGCTTCGGCCGCCTTGAGATCGGCGATGTAGCCGTCGAGCGCATCCGACATGTCAGACGCCTTCGGCGCCCACAGCCCCTTTGCGGTGGTCTGCTGGAGGTCGTTCACCTTCTCCTTCAGCGCAACGAGCTTCTTCAGCGCCTCGGCCGCGCTGTCCTCGGAGAACTTCTTGAACGCGTTGTGGATGTCGTCGACCGCGTCCGCGCCCTGGCGATAGCCGTCGACAAGGCCAGGCATGACCTTGATCTGCGCGTCAGCCGCTGCCGCTGCTGCTACTGACGCGCGCCCAGCGGCCTCGGCCGCCAGTTGAGTCGCGGCCCAGTTATCCTTTTCAGCCCACCCGAGGTCGCGCAGGATCTGCGCTTTTTGCAGAAGAGATGACCCCTCCGGCATCTGCAATTCAAGCGGGCGGACAGGGAAAATCTTGGTCGCTGCCCACGCCTTCAGACGAATCGCGAGCTGATCGATCTTATTGCCGAACTCGTCTGCGTTCTTCATCTGCTCTGGCGAGATCAGCGCCTCTTTCGGCACGTCGTTCATCGCCTGACGCAGATCGCCGAGCATCGGAATCAACTGCTTTGAGAGCTTGCCGCCAAACAAGTCAGCCGCAACGGCGTTCCGCTGCATGGGGTCTTCCATGCGCCCGACCGCTTCGCCGATCTGAATGAAGGTTTCCTCTGGCCCCGCCTTCAGTAGCCCGTCAATCGACAGACCGAGGCGCTTCACGGCGCTCAGGGCGCTTTCGTCGCCACCGGCTAGACGTTCACTGAGGGTGCCGACCGAGCGCCCGATCTCGTCCATCGACAGGCCCGCGCTGACGCCGACATACGCAAACTGCTGCAACGCGGTCGTAGACACGCCGGTCGCATCAGACAGGTCGCTCACGGACCCGGCCATGTCGAACAGACCTTTACCGAACGACACCAGCGCCCCGACGCTGAGACTCACGCCGAACGCGGCCAACAGACTGCCCGCTTTACCGAGCACGCCAGACAGCGCGTTACCAGCCTTCGTGGCATTGTCCAATTCTGGCGGGATCTTCTTCGTCGCATCGGCCAGCGCCACCATCGCGGCCGGCGCTTCCTGCCCGAGCGCGCGGTACTTCTCCAGCGCCTTCTCGACGGTGGTGTTCACGCGGTCCATCTCGGCGCGCGTCAGTTTGCCGGCCCCGCCGATCTTGTCAACCGCCGCGGTGACGTTGTGCGCCGCCTGGATCAACTTGTCGCCCGACAGCGACGAGGCCAGCTTCGACATGGCGGCCGTCGTCGTCTCGATCTGCGCCTTGCCTTCGGCCAGGTTCTTCTTCAGCTCCGCGATGTTCGCGGCGATGCGGATGACCATCGACGGATCGGCCATCAGTCCCCCAGCCCCTTCTCGTCGATGGCGTCCTGAATGGCCGCCCGCATCCGGCGATCGTGCGCGCCCACTTCCACCCGAGCCGCGGCGAAGAAAAAGGGCTTCGCCGTCATCGTCTTCGTGCCGAACTCCAGCCAGATCGGGAGGTTCGCCGGCTGCTGGTCGTTGCCGGATTCAATCAGCGACCGCTCGAAGGCGGCGTTGAACGGGAGCACGACGTAGCCGGTGCCGTCGTACGTCTCTTCGGCGGTGATGCCGGCCGCCGTGCGACCCGTGCGCCGACGCACGCGCGCCCGCGCACCCGCCACGATGCGTTCAGCGGTGACACGGGCGGCAGCTTTGGTGTGCTTCAAGACAGACGCACCGAGACTATCCAGAGCCGCGATCAGCCCCTTCGTCTCCACGTCCACCTTCAGCAGCGCGTCGCTCATCGATCTCCCGTTGGGCTAACTCAAACTCGATGGACTTCACCAGGTCGAACATCCCGCCAGTCGGTATGTCCGCTTTTCGTTCGGCGCTATCTGCGATCCGCTTGGCCTTCGCGTATTGCCGGGCCTCGATGATTTCCTCGAGGAACCCAACAGGCGCCGTGCGCCACTCGGCCAGCGCCTGAGACGGGAGGCACGAGAACTCTTCGCACAGCCGCCCGATCCAGAACGCGTCTGACACCTGCGCCCCTTCCGCGCCGTCAAGCGCGAGATGGAGCGCGATCAGCCGTTTTTTTGGTCGGTCTCCGCTTCGGCCGCCGTCTGGAACAACTTCGGCCGCGACAGCTTCAGCACCTCACGCGCAAGCGCGGTCTGCGTCTCTTCGTCCAAATCCTCGAAACTCTCGGCCGTCAGCGGCTCGCTGTACGTCCACGCCTTGATGCCCTTCACGAGCAGCGTCACCGCGTCGTACGCCAGCAGCGGATCGCGCTGTCCCGTCGCCGCCTTTTTCTCTGCCTCGCCAAGTCCCGCCATTTCCTTGAGGAAGGCCGGCCCGCCCATATCGCGCAGACTCGCCAGCGCGTCGGCCTGTGACTTCTTCTGCGCGGCGTCGAGATGCCGCGGCGCGAGTTTCTGGATGGTGACGGACTGATCGGGATCGGTCGGCACGGGAACCGTGACGGTGACGCGGGAGGTGAAGACGGACATCGAAGGTTCTCCATGGTGAACAGGTGGCCGGCGCGTCACCATGACGAGCCGGCGCGTGTCCTGCTGTGGCTCGGTGGTTACGACCAGACCGCGGCGCCGGTCGGTTGAATGACGGCCTCGAACTCCGTCAGACTCCCCACCTTGCCGATGACGCTGTAGCTGTTCAGGTACGTCTCGACGGTCAGCGTCTTGCTGTTGCCGAAGACGATGACGAGCGTGCGGGTGGAGTCCTGTGGGCCGTCGTCCGGGTCGAGGAAGACGACGTGCGGGCCGGTCGTGGCCGTGTCATCCCAGAACCCGGTCAACGTGACCGGGTCCATCTTCTTCATGCCGGTCGGGAGCATCTCTTCCCACGCGTCGCCGAACGCGGTTGACGCCTGCATGTTGGCCGTGATCTTTGCGGCCCCCATCGTGAGGATGTAGTTCGTGACCGCTCGGCCCGTTCCGCCAGGGGCGTCGTCGTAGGTGATCGTGATTTCGCTCGATGCGTGCTTGCCCGCTGCCATAAGTCGCTCCACACGCCGCAAGGGCGCGAAGTAAACTCAGGCAACCGGCGCGGCAGCAAATGCTGCGGGGCGCAGTGGACAGAGCCGTCCGTGTTACTGCTTACCGATGGAGTGCCACCCGACAGGCGCGGGCACTCAGCCACACCTCACACGATTTCCGTAGCGCCGTCGCGTGTCGCATGACCACCAGCGCCCCGTCGCGCTCGGCCAGGTCCGTCGCCGGCAGCGACGTGAGATACCGCCGCGCGTCGATCTCCACCTGCTGCGCCTGCGTCAGCGCCTCCGCGATCTGTCGATCCGTCACGACCGACTGAACCCGCAGAAGGCTGTGACCGACCCGGTGCCGGTTACATTGCCGTCGAAACAGAGATACCGATCCACCGTCCCGCTCACTTCGATCCGTTCCGCAAATGGCGCGGCGACGTTGTCCGTGAAGGTGATCAGGTCGGCATACGTCGTGTCGTCGGCGCTGTCGCGAATCTTGCCGACGAAGTTCGTGAAGCCCGAGCAGTCGCTGACAGCCAGATAGCCGACGCCGCCGCTCGCCGAGTTCGCGCGGACCACCGTCCCGCCCGTGCCGCCCGCCGTCGTGCAGTTGACCGGGATCGAAAACGTCGTGGTGCTGATGACGGTGACCGTCTGCTCGCCGTTGATCGAGGCGTTCGACCCGCTATTGCCCGCAATCAGGACGATGTCGCCCGTGGTGTACCCGTGCGGCACGGTCGTCGTGACGACGGTCGGCGACGCCTGCGTGTTCGAGGTAATCGGAACGACGCGCTGCGGCTGCGTGGTGTAGTCCACCGACTCGCCGCCCGTCTTCGTGTTCCAGTCGGCCGTCTTCGCTTCGAGTTCCTGCAGGATGACGCCGCGATCCACCGCGCCAGAGACCTGATACGCGACGTTCGCCTTCGTGAGTTCGCCCACCGCGCCGAGCACGTCGTAGCTCATGCCGTAGACACCCTGCGTCCCGACAAACGGCCGGCCGATCGCGTTCCCCGCGTAGGCGAAGACCATCACGCGACTGGTGCCCTGCGACGCACTCAACGCCGAGTGCATCCCGTTGGTCGAGTCATCGAAGAACGCGCCATCCTGCGTCAACGAGGCCGTCCGCATTCCGGTCGGCGTGTGCTCTTCCCATGAATCCCCGAGGCCGGTCGACGGCTCCAGCTTCGACTCGATCTTGTGCGTGAACCCCTTGACCTTCGCGGAGAGCAGGTTGTAGCCGTCGAGCAACAGCACACTGAAGGACTGGCCGCCGTACTTACCCATCTACGTCCTCACCTTCGTGGTTCTGCGCCGGCTGCTGCGGCAGGTAGAGAATCTTCCCGCTGGCAAGCAGGCCCGGCAGACTTGAGGCCGGCACGCGCTCGCAGGTCTCGCCGACCGCCGCCAGCGTCTCGTCGGCCTTGTTGCTCAGGCGTCGCAACGCCACGTAGTCGGCTCCGTTCACAGCGTTCGCTCCGGAAAGTCGTATCCACACGCCCCGCACACGTCGTGCGGCTGACCGAACCCCGCCGAGAGCACGCGGTGTTTCGGCTGCGCGTTGCACCGCGGACACGGCATCGGGCCAAGCGCCTCGCGCGCCGGTCGGCCGTCAGGTGTCACGATGCGTGGCGTCTCGGCCTGCATGGCTATTCCTCGACGTAAAGCCGGAAGTTCGCGACCTGTTCCCGCACCTTGACGCCGTTCAGTTCCTCATCGAGCACCGGCGTCGTATCGTCGTAAAACACGCGCCCGCAGAAGGTGTAGCCCGCCACGGTCAGCGCCTGGTCTTTCAGCAGTTCGATCGCCTTCTTGAGAATCGACTGCACTTCCTTCGTGCCTTCGTAGGCGCTGAACGCGTGCACCCGCACGGTGACTTCCGGCAATCCACCCGTCCCGAACCCGCGCGCCTCCTGCTCAAACAGCTCGAACCAGACGAACGGATACGAAGGCGCCTGCGGCACGTCGTCGTAGATCCCGCCCGTCGCGAGCGCCGTCAGCCCGGCGACGTTCAACGCGCCGTAGACCGCCACCGACACCGGCCCGAGCGCGAGGCTTGCCATTAAGCCACCTCGCCGCAGTCGAGCATCACGTAGTCGCGTCGCTCGGACTGCGTCACGCCGTGGATCTCCAACGTCTTTGCGCTACCGCCGTACGGGGTCCAGTCAAGCCGCATTTTCGGGGTCACATCTCCGCGCTGGCGAATCGTGGCGCGGTAGGAGACACGCGACCCGAGCGATGCAGACTGCAACTGTTCGCGGGCGCTGAGTGGTTCGACCCGTGCCCATACCGTCGCCAGCGTGCCCCACGTCACCGCGCGCCCGCCCTGCGTATCCGCAACGGTCGTCTGCTGCTGGATGGTCACTCGGTCGCGCAGTTGCCCGCCACGCACTACGCAGCCCCCGCGAAGAACTTATAGGGCCACAGCAACGATTCGACCGCGAGCGGCAGCGGCGTCACGATGTTTCCGACGTTCACGGCCTCTCGGTTCTCGTACAGGTGGCCAACCATCAACTTGATCGCCGCCTTGATGTCGTAGGGCACACTCGCCGCCGTCGTGCCGTAGCCCGCCGTGAACCGCACCGTGAAGGCGTTGATCACGTCCTGCGCCTGCGGCCACTGCCCGCCGTAGATCGGCGTCAACCGTGCCGGCCCTGCGGTCGGCCCTGCCGGAATGTCCGTGCGGTACAGCGCGCTCGACCAGGTCTGCGTCGTCCCAGCCGTATCGACATACGTCACGCTGTCGATCGAGAGCACTGGCGCGACCGGAGACTCCCACACGCTGCACGGCGCCGCGTCGCGCTTGTCATCGATGACCTGCGAGATCAGGCGCCGATGCGTGAACCGCTCGACGTGCCGCGTGGCCGCGATGATCAGGTCGGCCACGAGCGCGTCTTCGTCTGTCACCGTGAGATCAATCCGGCAGTGCGTCTTCGCTTCTTCAAGCGTCACCGGCTCGATAGTCGGGCCGGTGACGAGGTTGAGCGCCATGCGTCACTTCGGCAACGCGACGATCGTCAGCGACGATGCGCCCGTGTACGTGCCGACCGTGGTCAACTTCACCCGGAACAGATCCCCGAGGAAGCCGTTGACGCAGGTGTTGTCCGTCAGCGAACCATCAGTCGGCGTGGCGATCGACGTCACAGCCGCCGCGGTCAGGTTGAAGAGGCGGGTCGCCGTAGTGGTCGTGAAGGCAAACGTCGCCACGTCCATCCACGTCGTGCCGCCATCGAACGAGGTCTGCACCCACGCCTGCGTGGTCGTGCCGCCGCCAGCCCGGACGAACTTCGCCAGGAGCGTCAACGCCTCGACGCGCCCGCTCGGCATCGCAAAGACGCCGGCCGTCACGTCAGCCGCGACAGCCGCCGCGAGCGTGGCGTTGATCAACGTGACCGAAGGCTGCGCCACGTCTTACGCCTCAACCACGAAGCTGAAGCTGATGTCCACATGCGTGGCGGTAGTGACGGGCGAACCCGTGACGCCGATCGTGATGGCGGTACCCGCATCGTTCTGCGTGAACGACGCGCCATCAGCCAGAATCACGCCGTTGGTGGCAGCGCCAGCCCGCAGCAAGGTGCTCTGCGTGGTGCCGGCCACGAGGAACGCCACCAGTTTGCGTGACGTGCTCACCGTGCCGAGAATGTCGATCGAGGTGTGCGCCGCAGCGTTGCCACCGACGGCAATGATCGCCGCGTCCACCATACGGTAGCGGAAGCCCGAGACCGCCGGCAGGATGGTCGCGCCCGCGTTCACTTCGGCAATCGTGAACCGCTTGCGAATGCTCAGCACAGAGCCGTGCTGCGCGCCCACGGCGCCATGCTTGAAGTCGATGACGTTGCCGGACTGGTCCCTGAAGACCTGGTTGCCATCGACCCACTCAGACTCGACGTTCGTGTATGACATGCGCGCCCTTCTCCATTACGAGGGCCGCGCCCGAAGGCGCAGCCCCGTATTACGTCGGCGGTGGTTCCGCCCTGTCTTAGACGACCGAGGTGCCGGTGTTCGAGGCGAAGCGCGGGTCGCCGATGGCGATGCACGCCGTCAGTGAGGCCGACGCGGCATTCGACAGTTCGAGCGTCAGCCAGGGGGTCGCATCCGCGATCGCCTGCGCGTCGAACTCGATGGCGACCATCTTGTGATCGAAGGTCGCGGCGGTCAGGGTCAGCCCCGTCGAGGCCACGTCGGTGAACGCACCGAACAGGTCGGCGCTCGCGGCCTTGAAGTCGCCCGACGCGAGGCGGTACTTGAAGGCAATCGCCGTGGTCTTGGTGCCGTCCGTGGCGCCGACGTAGAACTTCAGCACGGCGTCTCCCGTGACGGCGCCGAAGCTGAGGAGATAGCAGATTTCGTGCAGCAGTCCCATGTTCACGGACTGCCCGTCGATGCCCGCCTCGGTGTCGACCGGCTCGAGGATGGAGACCGGCTTGAAACGTTCGCTGATTCGCATGTGTCTCTACTCCTTACGAGCGGGTCGCGAGGACCACGAAGGGCGACAGGGTGTTCGACCCCTTGAAGGGAGTCAGCGCAGCACGCGGAACCGCCTGCCCGTCGACACGGTAGAAGGCGCGGAACGCCTGCTCGCCGGCCGCGAAGTAGACGTGCATGGAAGACGCCTGCTCGACGCCGCCCTTGCGAATCAGGCGATACTTCGACATGTCCACCAGCGAGATGTCGCCGACCGTGCCGACCGTCTCGGCGTATTCCACCGGGACGACCGGACGGCCCTTGATGGTGAGCACGCCTTCGGGGCCGTAGTTCACGAAGCGGGGAGCGGTGCCGGCCGTGCCGATGGCCTGCGCCAGTTCGTCGAGCTGCGGTTCGCAGTCGACGTTGATGAACCACACCGCGTTCCGCTTCGAGGCCGCGGGCATCCGCGCCCACATCTTCGACAGGTTCGTGGTGTTGATCGAGGCCGCGGCCTGGTTGGTCTCCTTCGCGACCGACACGAGGCAGGGCGCGTTCAGGAAGCCGAGCGGAGCCGAAGCGCCGTTGCCGCGGAAAATCTTGTTCTCGGTCTGGAACACCAGTTCGTCCGCGAACGCGCTCTGGAGTTCGCCGCCGAGCGCCGCCGCGTCGTCCAGAATTTCGTCGGTCATCACGCCGAAGGCGCCGACCTTGCGAAGCTTCATTTCGATGCGCGCGAGCTTGGTGTTGCTGGCCGTGGGCGCGGTGCCCTCGTCGACCCAGTACCCGAGCACGCCGCCCTGACGCGAGCCGTCCGCGCGCGAGGTCTGGTCGATGACGTTGTACGCGATGGTGTTGCCGCCGATGGTCCGCACGTCGCAGCGGGCGAGCACGTCGCCCATCGCGAACATGTCACGCTCGATGCCGGGGGCCACTTCCATCGGGACCGCGAAGCCGAGGTTGGAATCCGACTGCGTGCCGCCGCCGGTCGCCGCCGCCTGAAGGCGCGGATCGAGGCCGTGGCCCATGCCAGCCGCGCGAACGGCGAGCGCGAAGTTGCCGAGGGCGATGTGTTCCGCTTCGCGCTGGCGGTAGGCCGGAGCACTGGCGGCCAGGCTCGGCCCCCACGGCTGGAGCGTGGCACGGTCGACGCCGACTTCGACGTGCGTGCCCTGTGCGCGTTCGTCCGCCTGGAGCTTGCGAGCGATGGCTAGGTTCGCTTCGATCTCGGCCTGCGCGTCTTCGAGCTGGTCGATCGCCTTCATGGCCGCCTTCAGCGCGGTCTCCTGTTCAGGCGTGCGGGCCTCGATTGCGAACAGATCGCGCGCGTCCTTCTTCGCCTTGGCGATCGCGGCCTTGCCTTCGATTTCGGCCTGAATGAGCTGCTTGAGTTTCATGCGCCTCTCCTGAAAAGCCCCATGACGGCAAAAGAAAAAGGCGCGTGCGTGAGAACTCAAGCGGCGAGACATACGCCCGCCTGAGTCGTCATGCACGCGCCTTCACCGAAGCCGCGTTGCTATGTGAGAAGAGATTACGGCTCGATCAATGGCTGGACCGTTTTGGGTTCTCGAAACGAAGGATCAAGCATCTGGCGCAGGAGCACCGCCAGCGGATCGCCTCGGCGTTGCGCGATGCGTGAGAGCTGATCGAAGCGAGCCGGTGAGAGGCACACCTTCGCCGGGATCAGCTTCTCGCTCTCGGACTTCCGTGGTCGTCCCATGGTGCTACGATCTCCACATCGCGGTCGCCGCAAGGCACCGCCCGGCCGTCGAGTACAGCACTCTCGGGGGAACCAGCAAAGCCGGGCCACCCGCAAGGGACATACGGGGTTTCGACTGCGACATCTCAGAGCAGCCGCAACCGCGCCGCGCGGTCGGCGTCGAACGTCGCCACAGGCACGTCGAATGCCTCCGCTACCTGCTCTTCACTGAACGCCTCGGCCCGCATACCGGCGCCATGCTTCCGCCCCACCAGCCGCCCGATCGTTTCATCCATCGTGGCGATCTTGTCGATGAGGCCCGCAGCCTTCGCGTCCTTCGCGGTCAGCGCCCGCCCTTCGCCGTAGCCGTTCCGCACGTCAGCCGGCGACACGCCGCGCCCGCGCGCCACATCCTTGACGAACTGCGCGTACGCCGCGTCAACTTCGGCCTGCATCACAGCCTTGGCTTCTTCTGTCAACGCCTGAAACGGGTTGCCCTCGACCTTGTACTTCCCGGCCGAGATCAGGGTGACGTCGATGCCTTCCTGCTCCAGCGCCTTCGCCAGGCTCTTGTGCGCCATGAAGACGCCGATGCTGCCGGCGACACCGCTCGGCAGCGACACGATCTCATCGGCCTGCGCCGCCAGCCAGTACGCCGCGCTCGCCGCCATGCCGTTGACCTGCGCGACGATCTTCTTGCCCTGCCCGCGCATGGCGAACAGTTCGGCCGCGAGTTCCGACACACCCGTCACCGTGCCACCAGGGCTGTCGATGTCGAGTAGGATGGTCCCGACACTCTGGTCAGCCATAGCCGCGCGCAGCATTCGCCCAATGCCTTCCGCTGATGTGCCGCCGCTGGAGTCTTCCATCGCCGACATCCGGTGCGCGATGACGCCGCGGATCGGGATGACCGCCACAGCGCCGCCGTCCGTCCGCGTCGCACCCTGCGGCCCACTGCCGGAGCCGATGCGCGCCTCGATCTCTTCCCGCGTGAACTCGTGGCCGGCAGCCCGGTAGGCCAGCACGCCCACGATCTCGGTCATCTTCGCAGGCAGGATCGCCCACGGGGTATCTGCCACGTACTGCGCGATGCGTGCGTACTTCATGCCGCTTCCTCCAGCGCCAGAGCCGCCAGCCCCGCCGCATAGTCCTGCGTTTTCCACTGTTCCAGCGCTGACAGCCACGACCCCGCCACGAGCTGCGCCGCCTGCCCGGCACAGTAGGCGTTCGCTTCGGCCTCGGTCATCTGCAACCACTGCGCGACGCGCGGCGCGTGGCCGGCGTAGAACTCCGTCACCGCCGCGGCGAAGGCGTCCGCATCGGCGGCGTGCCGCACGGCCAGCTTCTGCACCTCGGCGACTTCCTTGAGCAGCAGGCGAGAGGCCGACTCGACGACGATGGCCGACGCGCGGGCGTTCGGGTCAGCGGACGGCGGCCGGCGCTGCGGAGGCCGCGACGGCTCGGTCCCGGCTGCCGGCTTGCCGGTGATGTTCTGCTGTTCGATCAGCTTGTCGTACGCCGGGTCGTCGATCTTGTTGCGGTTCTCGATCTTGCGGGCTTCGTTACGCGTCAGGATCGGGCCACCGGCCGCCAACACGAGACCAGCCATGCGCTCGGAGAACTTCGCGCGGACGTTCGCGTTGCGGTTGAACTCGGCACGGTACGTCTTCGGCGCCAAAATCAACTGGCTATTCACGGCGCCCTCAATCATCGACATCCACCCGCCACAGGTGTAGGTCTGGAAACTCTCATCGAACTGCTCGGCGTTGCCGAACGACGGGTCAGAGTTTTCCAGCATCTGCCTCGACACGCCCAACCAACGGGCCATGTCATCAACGGAGAACTTCCGCGACAGCAGCATCTGCGCGTCCTCCGGCGTCATGTTGTTGGCTGTGAACTCGGCGCCCTGCTCCAGCACCTTCGGCATGTGATGTTCGCCTGGACGCGTGACGAACGACTGCGCCATGCGCCGCGCGGCGGGCTCGTCGAGAACGCCCGGCACCTTGATATAGCCGCCGTTCAGCGTGCCCTGGCCGTAGATGTTGGCCGCATAGCTCTCGTTCGCCATCGCGGTCCCAACGCTGGTCCGCGCATACTCGAGGATGCCTTTGCCGTCCACGCCGCGCAGGTAGAAGATTTCATCCTGCGTGTGAACGGTGGTCTGCCCGGTCTGCTCATCGCGCACGTGGAACAAGTACCGCCCGCGGTTCGGCCCGCGCTTGACCTGCTCAGGCGTCACCAGCCGCGGGTGGATCGGGTGCAGCTCGTGAACGAATCCGCGGTCGCCAGAGACGATCCAGTCATACGACCAGCCGAAGTCGATGACGTTGAACACCTTCTCACGCATCCACTGAAAGAAGTCCTGCCACGGGTTCGGCTGGTTGTGCAGTAGGTCGTACAGTGGATGGTCGAGCGCCACTTCCCAGCCACGGTCACCCGGCAAGCGTCGGTAGATCGGGAAGGGCGTCACAGCGATCGCAGTCCCGAGGATGCGGCGGCCGGCGTACCACGCGCTCAACTTCTGGGCGCTGGTCGGGTCGACGCGCTCGCCTGACGGAGTCACGGCGCCGCTGCCGATGTCCTGATACCAGAAGTCCGACGTCGGGCCATGCGTGCTCGCCATCAGGCCGCCGCCGCCGAGAATGCGTCCGAGAACATCCATTTACGATTTCCCCTTCGGTCTCAGGTACGGCCAACTGCCGGCCGCCATCAGCACGACGCCCCCGACGATCGCGGCGATCGCTCCAGACCACTGCGCCGCCACGCCCCACTCAAGCGCGACGAAGCCGCCCAGCACGAGCACCGCGTTGATGTTGCCAGCCACTTCACGCGCGAATCGACGCATCACAGGTAATCCGCCAAGCTTCTGACCCCTCTGGTCGCGTAGACGCTGGCCGCGGCGTAGGGGGTCGCGATCATCTTCGCCAGCGCGTCGATCAGCGCCACGCCGCCGTCAATCCGCTTTCGCTGGTTGATCTTCACCGGCCGAATCTCGCGCCACGCGTTCTCTTCGATCGCGAGATTGCCGACGCACCAGTTCATACAGAGGTTGCCGTCGTGCGACAGGTTGTTGCTCACGATGAGCGCTTCCAGCAGTTTCGTCGGCGCCGATAGTCGTCGGAATCCCTGCGGGATTTCCTCCACGAGCGTGTCGCCGAAGTGCCGCTGGAGCTTCGACACGACGCCGGCCGCTCCCGCCTGGTCGATGCCGATGCCGCGAATCTTGTACTTTATCGCCAGTGTGGCGATCACGAACTCCACGATCGCATCGTGGTCGATGAGCGACCCCGGCGACGTGAACACATGCCCCGCCTTCACCCACTCGGGATACGGGATCTTGTCTTCTTGGGCGCGCCGCGCCAGCGTCTTCTCGGGCATCCAGAAGTACGACAGCACGTCAACGGCTCGGTCGATGGGTTGCCCATCAGCGGCCGGCGCGGCGCGTTCCAAGTCTCGCGGGAACACGAGCTCCACAGACGACAGGTCGATCTTGTCGGACAGGTCGATCCCGACGAAACATTCCCGGCCCACCAGCGACGCGCTAGAGATAGTTCCCTTGCAGGACGCCCACGACTCCGGCGAGAGCCACGCGGTCGCCTGCTGCGTCCACTGACAGAAGTTCAAGCGCCGCACGAGGTTGCGCTGGGACGGCAGGTCGACGGCCTCCCGCACCTGCTCGCGCAGGTACTGCCACGACAGCGACACGCCGAGATTCGGGTTCGCCTTCAACCAGTGCGGCCCCTCCGTCTTCCAGTCGTCGCAATCGGGGCAGTCGTCCGAGGGCTGGTACTTCCCGGCCTTCTGGCACCGCGCGCACGCGTCCAGATGGCAGATGAACGCGAACCACGCATCGTTGTCGATCAGCCCCTCAAGGATCTGTCGCGACATGTCATGGTGTTCCCAGCAGACCGTGTCGCGGTCGAAGCCGCTGTTCGTGATTTCAAGGATCAGGGCGCTCTGGCGATTCTTGGTGCCGGCGCGCATCTTGGCCGTGACGACGTTTGACGGGTGCTCGTGCAGCTCGTCGATCAGCGCCCCATGCACGCGCTTGCCGTCCAGCCCGCGCTTCTCAGCCGAGATCGGCCGGATGAAACAGCCGGTCTCAAGGATGGCGAGATTGTTCACCTTCTGGTCGAACAGCTCGTTCAACTCGGGCGAGACCTTGACCATGTTCTCGGCGTCGGTGAATGCCAGCTTCGCCTGGTCTTTCGTGACGGCTGCACAGAAACACTGCGCCCCGCGCTCACCGTCAGCCACCGCCATATAGATCAGGATGCCGGCGCCGAACGGCGTCTTACCTGATCCCTTCGCCGTCTCGACGTAGGCCACACGAAACCGCCGCGCGCCGGCCGCGGTGTACCACCCGAACAGCGACCCGGCGATGAACGCCTGAAACGGTGACAGAATGAACGGCTTCCCGCCTGTCACCGTGCCGGCGTCGTCTTCATCCGGCAGACAGAGCACGTCGGCGAAGAAGTCGATCACGCGCTGCGCCTGGTCAGGCTTCCACTCCAGCCCGCGCGCCGGGCCGGTATCCAGATCGCGCAGGTGACGTTCACACGCCAGCCGTACGAGCTTCGCCGCGACGGTGGTCCCGTCGACCACGCTTCGCGCGTACGCCGTCACCGGGTCCAGCGCGTCAGCCACGGGCCATGAACCGATCCAGTTTGCTCACCGGCTTCTGCGCCGGCGCCGCAGTCGCCATCGGCTTGCCCATCGGGCGCAGGCCGAATGCATCCAGCCCGCCCTCGACCCGCTGGATCATGCCGCGATGGTTCGAGCTGCCCTGATCCGTGACGCTCTGGCAGTACCGCCGCTCGAGCACGATGTTGCGGCACAGCACCCGGAAGGCCAGCGACGACGCCTGCGTAAGCGTCCCGGCCTGCATCGCGTGCGGGGCCAGCTCCAGCCACACCAGCCGCTCATCGACGCTCAGATCATTCGGTGCATCGAACTCGGTCACAGCCGGAGGCGCGACAGGCTCAGACGCTGGCACAGAAGGATGCGCCAGCACGCGCGCCGCCACCTTCGACGCGTTG